TAAATCATCACGACAATAATCGTGTATCATATTGTACCACTCTGTGCGATGATTGTGTCGATCTGCATAACATTGTTCTTCGTTAGCATATCCATACTTGTCTTTTAGTTCGTCAAATATAAAAAGCTCTGAACAAAATTTAGAACTAGACTGAAAACTATAGCCATAGTTTTCTAACATTTCACAAACGGTATCTTTGCCATGTCTGCCGTGTCCGACAACAAGTAGTTTAGGTAACATAAATTATCCTTTGCACAATATACTTTACAGTATATAGAATAATTACGTTTTTGTCAAGTATTTTTTACTTTTTTAGCTTGTCTATTTGCCCAGGCTGCTTCAAAACCGAGTGTGCTATACTCAGCTCTTTCACAATTACCCCATAATCTAGTCATGTAGGAATCATAAGTTTTTTCAATATCTTTTTCGCTCCATGATTCTGGGATAAGGTGACCTTTAACCATCCAGTACAAACGATTTGCTTCTTTGTGTTGAAAGTATGTCATACTGTATTTACAGTATGCTTAGATTATAGCGTTAACATTAACCAATAGTAAAGCCGTAGCCGACGCCTCCTGCAACTTGAGTAATAACTTCTGCTTCAAGTTTTTCCATTTCGGCTTGTGCTTCGGCTTTTAGTGCGTCACCGTTAAGTGCTGATCCGCCCTGTGGTCCTGCAATAGTAGCAAATTTTGAACGTGCTTCGCCTAGCATATATTTGCAACTAGCAAGTGTATAATCTTTAATCCATTGTTTAGCTAGATAGTCTTTAAGAAGTTCACTATCTGGGCGATAGTTATAACAATACAGTAATAGTTCTTCTTCTGTGCGAGGACGTTGTAGTAGTGTTAATTTTTTAGTAGTAGTATTCCATTTGAATTCAATAAATGATCCAAACATTCTGCCTACAAGTTCTTGATGTCCCGCAAACATATCATATGTTGCTAGTCCACCTAAGTTTGAACTTGACAGTAGGTATGTATTTGTATATGCTAGATTAAATGGTTCAAATAATGTACCACCATCGCCGCCTCCGCTGCGTGAACCAATACTTCTACGGAACAGTCTTCGAACTTCAACCACTTCTTCTGGAAGAATATATTCGTTTTGATCTTCGACAGTAGGCATGAACAAATAACTTTCTTCTACTGAATTATCACTACGCTGTCTAAATTTGCTTAATGCTTTGGTTAGAGCAGTTTCGTAGTGAATTGGATCTAGTTCTACATCAACCATGCCTCCGCCTAGAAAGGCTTCTACATAGTCAAATACTTCTTGTTTTTGTGTTTGCGTTACTGCCATTTAGTTTTCTCCGACATAGTATTTATCTTTCGATAAATATGTGTATGCCAAGATTAAGTTTATACAAACCAGAGCGCGGTGCAGATTATAAATTTCTAGATCGCCAGATTAACGAAATGTTTACCATAGGTGGAACAGATTTATTTGTTCACAAATATATCGGCACGAACGACGGAACAACAGAAAAAGACGAAACACAAATTCAAGATATGTTGTTTTTAGAAAATCGTGATAGAAAATATGATCCTGATGTTTATAAAATACGTGGAATTTATAATGTACAAGACATTGACTTTGATTTGAGCCAGTTTGGTTTATTTCTAAGTAATGATACATTGTTTATGACTGTGCATATTACAAGTTCTGTGGATGCTATAGGGCGCAAACTAATGCCGGGTGATGTAATTGAATTGCCTCATTTAAAAGATGAATATGCATTAAATGATTTTAGTGTTGCCCTTAAACGCTTTTATGTTATTGAAGATATCAACAGAGCAGCAGAAGGTTTTTCACCAACTTGGTATCCGCACTTATATAGACTAAAACTTAAACAGATTGTTGATAGTCAAGAATACAAAGACATACTTGACTTGCCCGCAAGTGAAGAATATCCAGAAGATGGAACACTGCGTGATGTATTGAGTACATTTGAAGCAGAGATGAATGTTAATAATGCTGTGCTCGAAGAGGCAGAAGCAAACACACCTAAGAGTGGTTATGATGTTGACGGAAATTATTATACACTTGCAGTAGACGAAAATACCGGTAGGAAAAAAGTACAACAGGTTGCAGAAGATGGCAGCACAATTACTGATAGTGCAACTCCTACAACACACGGATATAAGGGATTATTAATAGGCGACGAATTTGCACCAAATGGTAGCACGTTTAGTAGTGGTATTAGTTTTCCGTTAGACAGCACCGAGGGCGATTATTTTTTAAGAACAGACTTTTTACCACAACGTATGTTTAGATATGACGGCAGACGTTGGTTAAAGGTACATGATGTTAAGAGAGCTCCAATGAATAATGATACTACACAAACACTACGTGGGTCATTTATTAATGATGTAGATTCGTACATTTACGATAACCATATAGCACAAGACTTTGTGCGTTTGAGTGTCGGACAAACTGTTATTAATACTGAAATTGCAGATGTAACTGCAAAATATGTACAATTAGAATACACAACAGATACTGGCGACGGAGCATTAAGACTAAATTATATTGTTGCTGATAATCCTGGAATATTAACAAGTTATACCTATTCAGGAACTATTAATACATTTGCAATAGGAGAAACTATTACAATAACAGATTTAGATTCAACTGATTGGAATAATGTTGCAAATACTACCGGAGTTACTTATAGTGTAGGCGACACTATTACAATAGTTAATGCAGGATATGGTGGCGGTGAAGCAACAAGCACCCGAGTGCGCATTACATTACCAACAGGCGCTATTAAAGACGAAGGCTTGTATAGTTTAACATTACACAACGAACGAACACAACAACGTCAAGCACTATCACAAGTATTAAAACCTAAGGCAGATAACTAATGGCTGAACATTTTTACGACGGACAGATAAGAAAGTATCTTGTACAGATGATGCGCTTGTTCAGTAACTTTAGTTACGAAACAGGTGACGGCACTAAAAGGCAAGTTCCGGTAATATACGGAGACTTAACACGTCAGGTTGGTTCTATTCTAAGAGATAACTCAGAAAATAAAATTCCTAGTGCTCCAAGAATGGCTGTATATATTACAGGTTTAGAACTAGATAGAGATCGCACAAGCGATGCAAGTTATATAAACAAACGCCATGTAAGAGAACGTGCCAAAGATAACAACGGCGATTATACAACCGAAGAAGGTCGTAAATATACCGTAGAACGTTTAATGCCTACTCCATATAGACTAACAGTAAATGTAGACATTTGGTCAACAAATACAGATATGAAACTACAGATTATGGAGCAAATATTAATGCTGTTTAATCCTAGTCTAGATATTCAAACAACAGACAATTATTTAGATTGGACTAGTTTAACAACTGTAATGTTAGACAGTGTGAACTTTAGCAGTCGTTCAATTCCGGTAGGAGTTGATAGCGAAATTGATGTTGCACAAATGACTTTTAGTACACCAATTTATATTAGTCCTCCTGCTAAGGTTAAACGCCTTGGTGTTGTTACTAATATTGTCACTAGTATATTTGACGGTGATGGATATTACGATTTTGAAAAAATGCTTGAAGGTACTAACTTGTTTAGTATTGGCGGTGCTACACAACCGTATCAGATGGACGGTGCTGTGGACAGCAGTAAAGTAGTCGATACTGGAGCAACACCTAGTGACGGTGACGGAGTGCTTACTCCAAGAGAACAAATTACAAGAACAGTTCACCCTGTAGTTAAAAATCCACTACAACATCGTATACTAATACTTAATGGACAAATACAATTACTTGAAAATGGATTACCAAGTAATACAGAATGGAAAGATTATTTTGACGAAATACCAGGCACTTATAAAGCAGGGTTAAGTATAATGTATTTTAGAAAACCTGATATTAGTGGATTAGTAGCAGGACGTATTACAATTAATGAATTAGATCCTACTAAACTCGTAATTGAATGGGATAGAGATACCTTACCAAGCAATGACACAATACAAGGTCCTGCACGTAACGCAAATCAATATTCTAGTGTAGATTACATTGTTGATCCTTTAAGATATGATCCTAAATCTGACACATCGAAAGCAGGAGTAAGGTTGCTTATTTTAGGTGCTATTGGCGATACTGATAATGTAGATGGTGCAGATGCTTGGAAAAACACTGACAATTCAGACTTTGTAGCAGGCGCAAATGACATTATTGAATACGACGGCACTAATTGGCATATTGTATTTGATGCAAGTCAAGACTATTTGCCTTATAATGATGAAACAATAGAAACATTATACACTACAAACTTAAATACAGGCGTACAATACTACTGGGATGGCGATCAATGGCTACTAAGTGTAGACGGTGAATATGCCAAAGGTGACTGGGTAATTGAGCTAGACGGCTAATTACTAGTATGAACAAGATAGTTTGCAGTGGTGCTCTCTTTTACGCACTCAATACAAAACGTTTTTTATTTCTACATAGAGCTGGCGGGAAAACTGCTGGTACTTGGGGACTTGTTGGCGGGGGTAACGAACAAGGCGAAACGCCCTTCGAAGGTCTTACTCGAGAAATACAAGAAGAAGTAGGTAACTTGCCTAAATTTGTAAAAACAATACCCTTAGAAACTTTTGTATCAAACGATGAAAAGTTTAATTTTCATACATACCTTGTTGTAATAAAAGAAGAATTTTTACCCCAGCTAAATGACGAGCATAACGGATATGCCTGGACTAGTTTTGGCAATTGGCCCAAAACACTACATCAAGGGTTGCGTAACACATTGCAAAACAAAACCAATCTTGCAAAATTAGAAACTGTATTTCAAGTTATAGATTTATTAGAGGAATAAATGAAAGATAACATTCAAAAAACTGATTATGGTTATGATATAGTATGGGCCGACAACGAACACTATTGTAGTAAAATTTTAGTGTTTGAAAAAGCCGAATCACAAACACGTTTACACTTCCACAAAGACAAACATAAAAGTTGGTTTGTAAATGCAGGTAAATTTGAAGTACAGTGGGTTGATCCTAAAGATGGAAAGGCATATTCAAAAGAATTGCCTGAAGGAAGTGTGTTTGAAGTTTCTGCGCTACTACCAGTGATACTCAAAAGTTTAGTAGATAACAGTGCTATGGCAGAGACTAGTAACAACAATAACACAGATGATTATTATAGGTTAAACTGATGTTAAAGATAAGACAATCTAGTAAATTTAAAAAAGATTATGCTCAGTATCGCAGAGATATCGAAAGCATGTCAAATG